GCGTTGCTATGCTGATTGAGCAATCGGACGTGGTTGAGTTTAACCGAGACGTTCAGATGCAGTTTCAAGATGCTGAGCCGATGATTTGGGAACTCATTCAAAGGTGGGTTGCGGCTTATAAGGCAACGGGCGAGCTGGTAGAATCTCAGGAATCCCTACCTGAAATAACCGATGCGAACGTTAAGGTTAAGTTCAATGACCTTAGACCGCCTATCTCTGCGAAAGAGACGCTGGAAGAATACAAGCTGCGTAAGGACCTTGGCCTATCAACCATGGCGGATCTTATCAAGCTTGATAACCCTGATCTGTCCATTGAACAGGTTCAGGAAAAGCTAGTGGAGATTCAGGAACAAAAGAAAGCGAACCAAGAGGCTTTCATTGGCAAAGCAATCCGCAAGCAAAGTTCCGGGATAGAAGAGGAACCAGAAGACAGCGAGGAAGAGGATGGCGAGGAAAGTTAGCTATCAATTCAATCCTTACGAGATAGTGGGAAAAGATTCACCTTCCATGCGCAAGAGAGGCGATGCAATGTACGACATGGCAGACGCTATCAAGGAAGAGATTCTTGGTTATATGGAATCCGCAAACAGTCCGGTTAAGGGGTACGGGAGATTCCCCGCTCTTAGCAAGGCCTACAAGTCTCGAAAGAGCGCCTTAGGCGGAAGTTCGATTGCAGATTTGGAGTTGTTTGGGGATATGAAGGCAGCGCTTCAAGTTCGTCCCAACGTGCGCAGAGGGGTTATAACGGTTGAGGTGATTGGGAAGCAGGGTGACAAGGCCGATGGTCACAACAATCACTCGGGTGATTCCAGTCTTCCTTTGCGAAGGTTCATTCCAGCTGATGGCGAGACTTTCAAGCGGGCAATCACCTCAAAGATACGAGGCCTAGCATCTGAATGACGTTCTTTAGAGCGAAAATAAACGAAGCGTCCACAAAAAAGCTCACGGAAAAGATTGAGGACCTTCGCAGGCCGATGAACAAGGCAGATTCAGAGGCAATGGGACGATCCGTTGTAAAGGGCATGAAAAAGGCCATCTCCGAAGGAAGGTCCCCAATCTCCGGCCCAGGCATAAGCGCCCGTTTTAAGGCTTACAAGAATCCCGCTCGCTACCCTGGAAAGAGAAAGCCTAAAAGCCCGGTTAACCTCTACCTTTCAGGCAAGTTCTTAAATGACCTAAACCACGCGGTATTTCGCAGAGGGAAGTCCTACGTAGTCTCGATTGGGTTTACGAGGCAATCCGAAAGGAATAAAGAGAGGGGTCATAGGGAAGGGGCTAACGGGCAACCGAAGCGCCCTATAATTCCTCAAGCTTCAAGAAGGGAAAGTTTTATCAGGTCAATCCAATCTGATTACCTAGAAATTGCTTTAAAAGCAGTGCGCCGCATAACAAGGCGGCGGAAATGAATGTAAACTTGACAACGTTAGGGTAAACTAATGCAAGAAGAGAAAATCCCCGAAAGCAGTGCTTCGGGTTCCGAAGGCAGTGCCAACGGACACGAGGACGATTCGTCCAAACAACAAAGCCAAACGCCGGAATCAGTATCTTGGGACGATTATGCGCGAATGCGTGCTGACATGCATAAGCACAAGGAAGAGGCCAAGTTACTGAAAGCTGAGAAGGAAGCTTTTGAATCAAAGCGGCTCCGTGAGACGAATGATTTCAAGACGCTTGCGGAACAGCTTGAAACCGAAAAGAAAGCTTTAGAAGAGCGATTTGATCGGTTCAAGGAAACGACGGTGCATTCGCAACGCATCGCAGCGGTCCGCGAAGAGGCTGTTAAAAAGGGCCTGAGGCCTGAGGCGGCAAACGATCTAGACTTGTTAAGTCTGGAAGATGACGTTGAGGTTGAGGCAACTTCTAGCGGCAGGTTCCTGGTCAGAGGCCAGGATTCTTTCGTTAAGCGGTTGCTTGAGCAAAAGCCTCATTGGTTTCAGAAGCAATCGGTAGGCAAAGTAAATGGCGGCGGGGGTTCCGCACCGCCTGAGCCTTCGAAGATCACTGCAGCGCAAGTCTTGGCAGCGGAGCGTGCATACCGACAGGATCGGCAGGACGCATCGAAAAAAGAGGCTTACGTAAATTTAATTAAACGGTACGACGAGCAAAAGCAAAACCGCTCTTAGGACCATTCACCATTAATCGGGGGTTACCATGGATCAAGTAATGACTGGCTCCGTTGAGCTATCTCAACTGAGGCCTGAACTTTGGTCAGCGGCGTTTTATCCAACACTAAAGCAATCGCTCGCTTTCAATAGTTCAATCTCTTTCGACTACGAAGGGGAGATTCGAGCACTAGGAAGAACCGTTAATATTTCTAGCTTTCCGCAATTTGGAGAGGCTCAAATCATTCAAGAAAACCAAAAGAACGATGCTGACAGCGTAACTGCAGCGGGCATTGACCTTACGATTAACAAGTTAATCGTTAAGGATTTTATCGTTACAGACGTTGCAAGACTTCAGTCGATTGACGCTGTTAACGAAATCCGTGACCTTGCTTTCTATAGCATTATGAAAAAGATGCAGTCTGAAATCATCGCTGACACGGTTCCTAGTGCTTCCGCACCTGACCATCAGATTGCTTATGATTCTGGCACAACGCTTGCGTTGGCAGACATCTTGGAAGCAAAAGAGCTATTGGACAGCGCAGAGGTTGAGGACGATGGTTCGCGAACCATGATACTTGATAGCCCCCAATGGAACGACATTTTCAACATTACTGGACTGACGTCACGAGATTTTGTTGATGGTGCTTCCATGCAAAACGGAACTTTGCCAGGGCGTGTACTTGGGTTCTTGCCTAAGATGACTACCGAAGCAAACGGCGTTGCTTATTTCTCTCATCCTTTGTTTATGCTTGGCGCGGTCCAAAGAGAACTGCAGGTCAATGCATACGATCAAGGTGGACAGGGAATGCGCAGCATGCGGATTAACACTTCAATTCTAATGGGACACGTTCAAGCTTCGGACGTTCGTGTTGTTACAGTAGGGTAAGGGGAAAAATATGAGTGCTTTTACTGGTTCTGTTTATCACGTTCAACAATACCTATACGACTTCGCTGTTGATGGTGGAGCGGTTGGGAAAAAAGTCCTGTCCGCAAAGCCTGGATACACTGCGGTTCCGGTTGGTTCCATCGTAAAGGCAGTTACAGCCTTGGTTGCAACCGCCGTAACAACGGCCGCGTCGGGAACCCTAGAATGGGGTAACGACGATGACGAAGATGGTTACTCTGGCGCTGCGAAAGCGGCCGGTGTTTTAACAGCCGGTGCTGTTTTCAACGGTTGGGACTTTGATGCTGCCCTTTTGTGGGACGGCACCAATGACCACGCTATTCCTGTCTACGTTGCTGACGCGGCGGACGGTGAAGTGAGCGCCTCGATTGCAACGGGCGCGCTTACGGCGGGCAAGGTTGCTATCATGCTGGAATTCTTGTTTCCAGCTGTATAGTTTGGGGTTGGGGTTGGGTTTGGGAGTGGCATTGGGTTGCCACTCCCATGCTTATGCGAGGCGAATATGGGCGCGATTCAGAGAAACATTACAAGGTCCATCTTAAATGCCTCTGAGGTAACCAAGGACCTTTCTAGGCCTGGCACTGAAGCGCTTTCGTTTGTTTTAACAACTTCAGACTTTCTTTATATTGGATTTAAAAAGCCATTCTCAACCCGTCACTTCCAGATGGGTGTAGTCAATTCCAATTCAGCTACCTTGAGCGTTTCTTATTGGGACGGAGCTGGCTGGACTGCAGTTAAGGACTTGATTGACCAGACTGAGGGGTTCACAAGAAGTGGTTTCATTTCTTGGGTTAACTTTACGAATTGGGAGAAAAGCTTCCAAACTCCCGTATCTGATAAGGGATTGTATTGGGTTCGCTTATCCACCGACGCGGATTTAAGCGCAGGCACCACGATTGAAAGCTTGCTCAATCTGTTTTGTGACCAGGAAATGCTAAGGCGCTACTATCCTGAGATTGTGACTGATAGCAGCTACCTTCCGCCTGGAAGGACAAACTTCACCGAACAGTTTGTTGCTGGTACCGAGCTTACATACGACGCATTAAAAAAAGACGCTTTGATTAAAGATGAGTCCGAAATCATCGACATTAACGAGGTTTCGATCGCCGCCGTACACGCTAGTGCGTGGGTTATTCTCGATTGGGTTACGAGAGACATTGAGGCGAGGGAAGCGATTGTTGATCCGGCATGGAACAAATTTCAAAGCGCCTTAAACGATACGAAGCTTGATTTGGATTATAACAATGACGGCGAAATCTCTGAGATTGAAGAGGACACCGGGGACTTTTTTAGGGCGCGCGTTTAATGGGAATAGTTTCTGACATTATTACTCAGGCAAAGGCAAGGATGGCCTCTTTGCTTGGAGCTACGTACTCCGAACTTTCATACGTTTACGAGCTAACAAAGAACAACCAACGTCAGTTAAAACTTGGGTATGGAATGCGTCCATTATCTGCGACTGCAGCTGAGGGTGTAACTAACTTCTATACGATGTCGCATTCGTTTGAGGTTATTCTTACGGACGTTTTCGCAAAAGATACTGACGATAGCGAGAAAATAACCAAGTTCGATACCATGTATGAAAATGCAGACATGATTTTTAAGGACCTTTTGGGCGCTAAGATTAACCTTCCGTTGGTTGTATTGACGGTTAATGGGCAAGAGCTTTTAGAGCCGGAAGTGTTCCGTGACGATAACTTTTTAGCGCTAAGGATGCAGATAAACGTCCTTTATCGAAGCGCTCACACAACCTAAGGGGAATCAAATGGCTTATCCTATTCAGAATAAAGATACCGTTATCGGGATTGAGGAAGAGGTTACAGAGGGAACTTTTGTTGCGCCTGACGATGCCGCTTCCTACGTTCAAACCTTGGACGGGTATTCTTGGAATCCTACTCGCGAGCTTCTAACGCGCGGTATCGTAAAGGCAGGCCTAGGTCCTGTTTCTCCGAAGATGGGAATCAAGGGTGTTTCTTGTGCGCTTCCAGTGGAGCTAAGAGGATCCGGTACTGAGGGTGGATCCCCTGAGGCTCATTCTCTTCTTAAGTCCGCGCTAGGTGCTACTCGCTCAATCGCGTCCGCTGTAACTACCAAGTCTTCAGGCAGTACCTCTACCGAACTTCAGATTGAAGATGCGGACATTAGTGATTTCGCGGTTGGTGACATTGTATTGGTTAAGGAAGCTGGTGCTTTTGAGATGCGCCCTGTAACGGCTGTGGATTCCACTGGTGGTGCTGCTAACATTACCCTAGGGTTTGCCTTGGACGATGGCGCTCCGAGTGCCTCAGTCGTGGTTTCTCCCGTAACCATGTATTACACAGCGCAGAGCGGGCATGTTCCACTTTCTCTCTCTTATTATTTGGGTAATCAGATGCGAGCGGCGGCGATTGGTTGCAAGATTGCGACAATGGCCTTGGAAAACTTCTCGGCGGGACAACTCCCAAGCCTGAACTTTTCTCTTGAGGGGTTGAATCATACTTACGTTGATGGGGCTGCCCCGCATACGCCTGCTTATGATTCTATGACACCGCCGGTTGTGCTATCGGCTTGCATCTTCAAGGACGGCGTTAAAATTAACGTCAACAACCTGTCTTTGAGCCTTTCCAATACAATCTCTTT